CGTAAATGCTCCCCAGTTGGGGCTATACGTTACCTCTTCCATGCGTTGATCCGCATGCGGAAGAAGTAGCTCTCGGATTCAAGACTTCGTGGCCCTTTTATTAAGGCCTTTCTTGAATTTCGAGAGAGACTCCTCTATTTCATTGAAATTCGGGAGCCTCCTGTAAAACTCCGGATTTGTCATCCGGTTTTGCAGGTGCCGGTCGCACACGTTAACCAAGTGCAGTACCGGTTTCGTCAGAGGGTCTCCCATGAGAACCCCGCGACGAAGAGTGACCTTTCGAATGTCCGCCCCCATCGAGGGGGCAGGGTCACCCAAATCTTTTATAAGGCCTGTGGCCTTAAAGAAGATTTCACGTGGTTTGTAGCAGGTTTCTACTACAATACCACGTAGAAGTGCAGGGATGCCACATTTGATCATCCAAGGCACTCCAAGATCCGCTGCAACTGTGTGTTCCAGAGAATCTGTAGCCGATTTATAGTCTGTAGAAGACATAAAAAGGTCTTCGAAGGTATCGATGCGTTCAACGTATCCTTCGAACACGGATTCTTCTCTATTGAGTATAGAGAAGACTTCGTTTCTTTCCGGCTCACTTGAAAGTGAGTTGAAAAGATTCCAGCCATGGTTTGATGCGCTCATCCCTGACTGGCTGCTTCGGATCCCTTTTGCAAGGGGTTCGGAGCACAGCTTGCTAACAAGATCTAAGACGATCTTGAGACAAGCACGGGCCTTAGTAACGCTTCTAGCTTTACCAGGCTCCTTCACTACCGTCAGAAAAGCTTTTCTAAGCTCTAACGGTGGTGTGCGGAGAACGTGGTCTAATGAGACCCAGAATATTAGTTCTCCGACGGAGTCGAACTCTTCCTGGAATTTCCAGCGTTCGACTTCTCCAGTGTCTAAGTTCCTAATTGGAATCTGAGACATTGGATCGATGGAAAGAATCATTTCTTTGACTCTCTCCGTCGTTCCACCTTCCTTTCGGGTCTTTTCCCAACAGGCGGCGGATGTGATCGTTACTCGCGCTTTAGTCGCAAGTCCGGTCACGGCTGCAGTAGGGAGGTCGTTAATCACCTCCTCTATTGCAAGTCTCCTGAGAGTGCGCATTGTAGCGCGTTCTTCAGGTGGCTCCTTCGAAACGGTTAAAAGAAAATCACGTTTCGATTGGAGAACAACCAGGTTCGGCGGTGTACCGCAGCCCCTGGTTTGAGATAGAATTCCTGCAATTAACAGGAAATCGTATCCCTTGGCTTTCTTGAGGACCTGCCAGGTCCTCCAGAATTGCCGTGACCATTCTCCTCCCTCGGGAGGGGGTTTGGTCACTTCTCCAAGCTTGCCTCTATGAGACACAAGCTTGAACCACTTCCTTGTCCACTTAAGTGTGGCATAGGACGTGCGGATGGTGGCTACCTCTAGAGGTAGTTCTCCATCGAGGAACTCGTCTCCTATTAATAGGGACAGATTTCCAAGTGTGAACATATCGAATCTTTCCCATGTCCACACTTCGGCGGGGTTTGCCAGATATCTCTGTGCAAATATCCCGTCTACGGTCTTTAAGATCTCGATGAGTCTTAAAGCCCGGGAGCTCCGGGGTCTGGGTTTCCAGCCTCCGGGTGCTATAGCCGATTTCTCATCTGTTGTCCAGATGGGATCGGCTGCTCCTCTTAGAAACCGATTAATTCGGCTTCGGAGGAGACGGGCCCATGGTGTGATGTCACTCATGGGTCCGGAACACAGACTGCGGAGTTTTACTCCCCAGTGTGTATGACTGTAGATGACATGTTGTTTCACCTCATCTACAGCGATCTTATGAAATTCAATTTTGTTTTTCATAGATCCTTCCCACTTGGGTCCTAGGATCCTCGGGGGAAGTGGGTCTTGAAGACGGATTCCGTCCCCAGACCAGACGACAATCTCAGGAGGGGTATCCCCCCTGATATTAGCGAGTGTGTTTGCCGCATGGATTAACCATGGGTTCTCATACTTAATTCGTGTTTGGAGTTTGCTCCGTACCCGAATTTGCCCGATGGTTTCCTTTGAAAGAACACCCTCGGTGTCCGACGTCTCTGATCCAGAGTGATCATGCTCGTCGTTTATGGCCTCAGGGTTTTCCGTCACTGAGTCCATGAGATCATTAGAGTCTTTTAACATCGACGCTAATGATTGCGAATAGGATGGGGCTAGCCCCTCCGAAAACGCTCGTGTTTTGACCTGGGATTCACCCAGCTCATTCCAC